ATAGAGACAGAAGAAGGTCGATGGTTCTTAGCATCACCTGATTTCTACGAAGTTCTTGCAAGTTCATCGTCAAAACTTTTGTCTGTTGATTATAACGCAGGTCAAGGTTCTATTAGAAATGGTCTAGTCTCAAGTGGGAAACTACGTGGATTCGATATGTACAAGTCAAACAACATTGCAAGCACAACTAATGCTGCTGGTAAATGTATTGCTGGTCATATGTCATCTACAGCTACTGCTCAGACTATAACAAGTACTGAAGTCATCAGAGATCCTGATAGCTTTGGAGACATTGTACGAGGACTCCACGTTTATGGTGGAAAAGTACTACGTCCTGAAGCATTAGTTTCTGCTTTCTATGGTATTGACTAAATAGATTCGGGGGTGTAAAAACCCCCTTTTCTTTTATTTAGAAGGGAAAACAAATGCCACAAATCGGCAACGATAAGAATCCTATAATTATGAACGGATTCAAAAAGAAAAAAAGTACAAGAATTTTAGGAATGTTAAGCAACGCTTATTCAGGAGAAGCTAAAAAGAACTATCAAGATAATTACGATCAGATTTTTAGCAAAAAGAAAAAAGGGTAACTAATGGCAACAACATATTTAACACTAGCAAACGAAGCTCTTAGAGAACTAAACGAAGTTCCTTTAACTGCATCAAACTTTTCAAGTGCTGTAGGAATACAGGCTTTTGTTAAAGAAGCTACTAACAGAGCTTTAAATGATATCGCCAACGAAGAACCTCAATTACCTTTTTTTGCTACAGCACCTAGCGGTGGTACAGATCCTTTTTATGGAAATGTTACTGTTGAAACTGTAGCAGGCACAAGATGGTATCTTCTTAAATCAGGAAGCTCTAGTATTACTACAGATTATGCTTCTATAGATTGGGATGATTTTTATATTACAACAATAGGAGTATCGGGTGAATCAGCTCCTTATGTTTCAAGAGGTTTAAAATTTATATCTTTATCCGATTGGAGAAGATATAGAAGAGATTCAGAGAACGCAGACGATGCTGATACACAAAACTATGGAGAGCCTCGTTACGTTATTAGAAGTCCAGATCATCGTAAAGTAGGTTTAAGTCCTATACCTGATAAAGCATATAATTTACATTTCTATGCTTTTAGTAAACCGACAGAACTTTCATCTTATGATGATACGATTGCTTTACCAGATCAATATGCTTCTATTGTATTAGCTAGAATTAGATATTACGTACATCAATTTAAAGACAGTTTACAACAAGCAGCTTTTGCATTAGACGATTATAAAAAAGGTATGAAGTATATGAAGTCTAATTTAATAAACCCCCAACCAAAAAGTATGTCAGATGATAGGGTTTATTTCTAATGGCAGCTTCACAACCCTTTTCAGTAGCACTACAAGGAGGGCTAGATAAAGCCAGTAACGCATTAGAACTTTTAAAAACTCCAGGAAAAGCTACAGTATTAACAAATTTTGAAGTATCTACTAAAGGTGGATACAGACGTATTAACGGATATAGTCAGTTTGGTGACGGTACAAGACCAAACAGCAGTAATGATATTTTAGGACTTAAAGTATATGCAGACGGTGTAATAGCCTGTTCAGGTACAAACATATACTTTAGTCAAACAGGAAATAGTTGGGTACAGATTAATAGATCAAGTGTATCAGGAAGTGGAGATAACTACAGTACCTTTACAGGTCGTGGTACTTCTACTAGAACTTCACAGAACAAAGCACACTTTGCAATCTTTGAAGGCGATACAGATTACGGTGAGTTAATTATTACAGATGAAGGCTCTGGAGCAAAACCTTTCTATTTTAAAATGACAGGTACAAATGCAGATGTTACTACCAGAACATTTTTTGCAAAAGAGATTACAGTAAGCGGTACACACTATCCTAAGTTCTGTGTAATACACGATAAACATTTAGTAGTTGCAGGTGCTTCTACAGCTAAGAACACTATCTTTTATAGTGGTACAAGTGACATAGATGATTTTACAACTTCAGGATCAGGTAGTATTGTACTGGACGATCAAGTAGTAGGACTTAAATCTTTCCGTGATGAACTGTTTATCTTTTGTAGAAACTCAATTTACAAATTACAGAATATAAATAACGCTAGTACAATAGCTGTTGTACCAGTTACAAAGAACGTAGGTTGTGTAGACGGTAAGACTATACAGGAATTTGCAGGTGACTTGATCTTCTTAGCTCCTGATGGCTTTAGAACTGTTGCAGGTACAGCAAGAATTGGTGACGTAGAGTTAGGAACTATAAGTAAATCTATACAGCCTATTCTAAATAGTATTTTTGATAGCTCTATTGTACAAGAGTATAGTAGTGTTGTAATTAGAGATAAGTCGCAGTACAGAATGTACTACAGTTCTTCAACAGCTTCTACAGCAAGCTCTAAAGGAATTATAGGTACGTTAACTTCAAGAGGTTTTGAATGGTCAGAAATAGAAGGTATTCAAGCTCCTGCTGTTACTTCTGGTTTTAATGCTTCAGATGTAGAAAAAGCTTTTCACGGTGATAGAGATGGATATGTTTATAATCACGATACAGGAAATAGTTTTAATCCTGCAGGAGCTGAAACAAACATACACGCTAAGTATCAGTCACCAGATTTTGATTACGGAGACTTTGGAACTTTAAAAACTTTAGATCACGTTAAAGTATCTTTGTTTCCAGAAGGAACTATTGAACCTAAACTTAAAGTTAGATTTGATTACGATAGTGCAGATAGACCTCAACCAGAAAACTTAACAATTAATGCACAAGCACCTTCGATATTTGGAGACTCAGGAACACTTTTTGGTACAAGTATATTTGGTGCGCCAGAACAACCATTAGTACGAAATACATTGATAGGCAGTGGTCACAGTAACTTTTTTAATATTTTTAGTAATGATGTAAAAGCTCCATATACTATAAACGGATTATACATAAACTACAGACCATCGGGAAGACAATAATAATAAGGTAGAATTAGACTATGGCTCAAGCATATACCAGACAAAGTTCATTAGCAGATGGGGATACTATAACCGCTGCTTTGTTCAACAACGAATATAATCAACTCTTAAACGCATTTGCTTACAGCTCAAGTAGTGCGTCTTCTACAGGACACAGACACGATGGTACTGCAGCTCAAGGCGGTAACATTCACACTATAGGTGATTTAGATTTTCTAAATAAAATAGTTGTAGATAGTACTAATAATCGTTGGGGAGTCTTTGTAGAAGTATCTAGTGCAGCCGTAGAACAAATAAGAATACAAGACGGTGCTATTGTTCCTGTTACAGATAACGATATAGATCTAGGTACAAGTTCTTTAGAGTTTAAAGATGCTTACTTTGATGGTACAGTTACTATAGATGCTTTAGTAGCGGATACAGCAGACATAAACGGTGGTACAGTTGATGGAGCAATAATAGGTGGATCAAGTGCTGCAGCTATTACAGGTACAACAATTACAGGTACAAGTTTTGTAATAGGTAGTGCAGACATAGCAGAAGCAGAACTAGAAACTATTGATGGAGTTACTGCAGGAACTGTAGCAGCTTCAAAAGCTGTTGTAGTAGACAGTAACAAAGACATTGGTAGTTTTAGAAACATTACTCTTACAGGTGAACTTGATGCAGGTTCTTTAGATGTATCAGGCGATGCTGACATAGATGGCACGTTAGAAACAGATGCGTTATCTATAAACGGCACAGCAGTAACTTCTACAGCAGCCGAACTAAATATATTAGACGGTGTTACTTCAACTGCAGCAGAGCTTAATATTCTTGATGGAGTTACAGCTACAACTGCAGAGCTTAACATACTTGATGGAGTTACCAGTACTGCAGCAGAACTTAATATCCTTGATGGTGTTACAGCTACAGCAACAGAACTTAATCTTATAGATGGTGTTACAAGCACAACCGCAGAACTAAACATTCTTGACGGAGTTACAGCAAGTGCTACAGACATTAACCTTATAGATGGTATTACCAACGGAACAGTTATTGCAAGTAAAGCAATCGTTACAGATTCTAACAAAGATATAACTGGTGGTAGAAACATTACAATCTCTGGAGAGCTTGATGCAGCTACATTAGATATTAGTGGTGATGCAGATATTGATGGTACTTTAGAAGCTGATGCAATTACTGTAGGTGGTGTAACACTTGCAGAAACTATTAGTGATACTGTAGGTGCAATGGTTTCTGGAAACACAGAGACAAATATTACAGTAACTTATCAAGATGCCGACAATACATTAGATTTTGCATTTAGTGGTTCAGCCGATACAACAGGTAACGCAGCAACTGCTACAGCATTAGAAACAGCTAGAACTATTCACGGTGTATCTTTTGATGGTACAGCTAATATAGATTTATCTGAAGTAGTCCAAGATACTGTAGGTGCTATGTTCTCAAGTAATACTGAAACAAATATTACTGCAACTTATGAAGACTCAGACGGTACAGTAGATTTAGTTATTGGAACATTAAACCAAGATACTACAGGTAATGCAGCAACTGCAACAGCACTAGAGACTGCAAGAACTATTGGCGGTACGTCTTTTGATGGCTCGGCTAATATTGCAGTTAATCTTGCAGCTACAGCAACTGCTTTAGCTACAGCGCGTACAATACACGGTGTAAGTTTTGATGGAACTGCAAACATAGATCTATCAGAAGTTATACAGGATACTGTAGGTGCTATGGTATCTTCAAATACTGAATCAGGAATTACGGTTGCATACGAAGACTCAGATGGCACTTTTGATTTTACAGTCGGAACACTTAACCAAAATACTACAGGTTCTGCAGCTACATTAACAACTGCAAGAACTATTGGTGGAGTAAGTTTTGATGGTTCAGCTAATATAGTACCTACAACTTTTGCAGCAGCTACCTTCTCAGATGATGTCAATATAGATAGTGGTCTTTTATTTGCAGATGTAAGTGCTAATCGAGTTGGAATAAACCAAGCATCTCCTGATGTCTCTTTAGATTTAGGAGCTAATACAGACGCTGTACATATGCCTACTGGTACAACAGCACAACGTCCGGGAAGTCCAGCAGCAGGTTACTTTAGATACAATAGTACAACAAGTAAATTTGAAGGGTATACAGATGAATGGGGATCCATCGCAGGTGGCGGTGGTGGTACTAATATGGACACTAACATCTACGCAGGTGACGGTTCAGACACAACTTTTACGTTGTCAAATGCTCCTGATAACGAACAAAACTTAATGGTCTTTATAGACGGTGTATTCCAAGCACACGATAGCTATTCAGTCTCAGGAACTACTTTAACATTTTCTACAGCTCCTGCAAACGGTAGAGTTATAACAGCATACCATAGCACAACAACTGTAGGTGGATCTAATAATACTATTAATACTATGACAGGTGATGGTTCTGATACTACGTTAACGCTTAGTGTAGCACCAGTACACGAAAATAATGTTCAGGTTTTCTTTGATGGCGTTTATCAGGCAAAGTCTAACTACAGCATTAGTGGTACTACACTTACCTTTAGTACTGCACCACCTGATGATGTTTTAGTAGAAGCTATTACTAATACAAACACTTCTAGTACTACAGCTAACCAATTACTTGATGCTGATTCGGATACAAAAGTTTCTGTAGAAAAATCATCAGATTCTGATACGATTGCTTTTGATGTAGCAGGTACAGAAGTATTAACCATAGCTGAAGGTGCTTCTAATACAGAGATTAAATTTAAAGGTACAGCTCCAGCATTAATAATAGGAGATGCAGGTGCAGAAGATACTAAGATAGTGTTTGATGGCAATGCTCAAGATT